AGTAACCTTAACTCGTCTGTAGTATAGGTTTTGGTCAGCAGCACCGACTGCGCCGGCAACATCTAACACACCAGTACCACGAGTTGTAGCAAATGGGTTTTGAACCATTCCGTAACGAGTCTTAAATCCAATTTTTGGTTGGAAGTTATCTTGACCAACTGCACGAACCATTTGTAATGGAACATATGGGCAGTAGAAAAGACCTGAGTCATAAGGTGAAGTACCTTTATAACCAGCAACAAAGAATTGTTTTGCATCAACATTCGCAGAATATGGGTCTACATATACTTTAAACTTACCGTTAAGAACACCAGCAAAAGTATTGCCTGTGTCATCAACATTTAAGTTAGTTGCAAGTGCAGGAGCGTAATCTAATACACCAGCCATTTGAAGGGCAGAAGCCACATCAGCAGAACAGATGATTATATTACCTCGTCCTCTACGAGTTTGTTGACCAATCGCATTAGCCTCTCTTTCTAGTTGGTAAAGAAGTCCTTTGAACTTCTCAACTGACCAGCGACCATTTGAATCAGTATCAAGGTCGAAGATACCAGCAGTAGTAGTATTAACTTGAGCACCCGCCTTAGCGTGGCCATAGATAGAACGAACTACTTCACGGTTGATTTCAGCAAGAATTTCACTTGACAAGATATTAGCCAATTCAGTTTCAGCATCTAAGCCGTGAATCGCTTTAAGGTCTTGTGCAAGTTCCATTGTATACTCTGCTTTTAGAGCTCTTGAACGAGCAGTAACAGTAACTTTGTCAATTGAGAACGCCATTTGAGCAAATGCGTTAGTAGAAGCATCACCTAGAGCTTCTGCACCAGCAGTTGTCATACCAGAACTAGTAGTATAAGCACCAGCAGATGGACTATCGTTCAAAATTGCAGGGTTTGTTCCTGCTTGAGCGTCACCAGATGCTGTAGGGTTATCTGTAGTAGCATTATCAGAAGAAAATTCTGTGTTAGCTTCGTTATATAACGCCTCAGTACCACTATTAGTACTATATCGTGAACGCATAGCAAAGATTAGACCAGTTGGTCCAGTCATTGGTTGAACGCCACACACATCATATGCAATTAAGTTTGGCATCGCTCTTCGTACTAAAGAAATTAGTACTGGATCCCAGTTAGATGCAGAAGTTGTGTTAGAGGTAGGTGCAGCTTCAGAAATGAAACTAGCATCTTCTCTTACTGCTTTTTCTTGGTTCTCAAGAATAACAGTTGTAACAGCACGCTTATAAGAATCTTCGATTTTTGGTAAATCTGGATGCTCTAATACTGGCTGCCACTTTTCTTGTAAATTTTCAGTAAGATACATTTATCTCTCCTTTTTATTTATTTAATTGTTATCACCCTTAACTTTTTAAAGAGTTAAGGTCTTTTGAAATAGCGGCCGTATATGCAGCCATAGCATCGGATGTACCAGCGTCAGCAGGTATATTCGCCGCCACAGAGTCAACTTCATCACCTGATGTAGTTTCTTCTATTTTTGTTTTAGGGAAATAAGATTCCTTAATAGTTTCTAATTTCTCCTGGAACTTCTCTGCACTATCATATTCAACATTCTCAGCCATAGAACCAAACTTCTCTTTTTCTGTATCTGCTAAATCTTCAGATACGGAAGCGATTAGTTCTGCTCTTTTTGATTCAGAAACATCTTTAGAAAGATTGACATTTTTCTCAATCTGTTCGTTCAGCTTATCTTCCAAATCTTTAACTTGTCCAGTTAAATCATCTAGTACATTATATTTTTCTTCAGGAACATCTATATAATGTTCTTTGAAAAGTCCTTTAAGTCCAGTAATGAAATCTTCAGCGATTTCGGTACGAATACCTCTTTCAACTGCTAATTCATTCTCTTTCATCCATTCTTCAACAACATAGTTTAGATATGAATCGACTTTCTCGACCATAGCTTCTTTTACTGTTTCAGTTTCAGATGCAAGTTTTTTCTCATACTGAGCTTCAATTATTTTCGTCTGTTCTTTGATTCTAGTCTTAACAGCAGTTTCAAATATTGTCGCAGCCTTTTCTTTGAATTCCTCAGAAAGGTCAGCGTCAGATGAAACAAGTGCCTTAACATCATCAGATAAATCAATTTCATCAATAGAATCTTCAGCAATGACATCATCACTTGATTCTACTTCTTCAGCAGCACCAGAAGGTTTATTGTCTTTTGGTAAAGACGCCTCATCTTCGTTTTTCTGTGCTGGGTCTGATGTTATTTTTTTAACCTTTTTCGTTGAGTCAGGGTTACTGTCAGTAGGTTTAACTACTGGCGCACCCAAAT